ACCATCTTGGTGTTGGCGGTTGGATCGTCGTCATGAGCTTCCGGCCCGAAGCCTTCAGCCTTGATTTTTGCCATATCGAGTTCTGGGGCGGGTGCTTCTGGTTTTTGATCAAACGACGCTAGCCATGCACGTAAGGCGTCACCAGTTGGTGTGCCTTTGGGCCATTTCACGAACTTGAGGATTGCTTTTGGATCGGTGAATGGCCTGGCGGTTTTGCCGCACAATACGGTGTAAACAACAGACGGTCCTTCTCTTCTGCGGTTACGTTCTATCCAGAGCTGACCTGCTGTAAACCGTTCTGATTTCATGCCAGAGATTCAAGAGATTGGTGTTGGAACGGTAGGTGTCCCGAGTGTTGAGGTAAGGCAGATTTTGCCACCACCGACATTGCCTGCTGAGCCACCCGTCACGTTGATGTTGGGTTTCCCTGTGGCTGACATGCCAGGCGGGGAGATCCCACATTATGAGCCGTTGGACTTTACGCCAGGTCAGCACACGCACCAAACAGCACCAGTCCCAAGACCTAACACTGAGGAAAAACCGGCTGGCAGCTCACGACAGCCGGCGTCTGTCCCCTCGCCAGCTGCGCCGCTAGCAGCTGACACACCAAAGGTAGACACTGAGTTGCCGTGTCCACCTCCTGACGCAATTCCTTTAGGTGCGAAAAACAAATCGCAAACTGCGGTCATCATTGGTTACGAAGTCATCGATGGCAAATGTGAGGCGATCTATGAGCCGCTCGGAATACCGACCATCATTGGCAACTATCTTCCTGGTGCGCCTGTTGTTGCGACGACTGCGACGATTGCGGTTGTGGCGACTACGGCGGCCATTTTTGCGAAACCGTTGGGGGACATCCTGCTCAAAGCAGTCAAGCCCATCGTCAAAAAGACAATTAAGAAGATCAAGGAAAAGCTAGGGAAGAAAACTAAGGTTGAGTCTGTTTTTGATCGGCAGAGGTTTCAGCGGTCTTTGCGGAAGTAGGAATTGAGTGTGTGTGGGGCGGAAGGTTGCCCGGCGGGTTTTTCAGGACAACGTCAGCACAGATTCCCCGATAGGGGCTATCAGGATGAAAGCTAATTCCGGACTTAAGTAACTCACCGCAATTTTTTAGTCGGGCGATTTCGTGGTTAAGCCTTTTATCCGCCAGCTGCTGTTCGAGCAGCAGTACCTGTTTCTCTGCGGCTCTATGACAGCTCTTGATATGAGCGCGATCCAGCGGTATCGAAATCGTCGCAGTGATGCCGCCGTTAATCGAGTAGTTGGTTTTTTGCCCTGTTCGAACCGGACGATAAAAAAGGACATTCCCCGGATTATCGGGGACGCCATCTGGGATGGCATTGCCTTCCTCGTCAAACGCGCCAACCAAATCGAGAGTGTCATATACGGGGTCTTGGTAGTGAGACTCGTAGGGATGCGCCCAGCCAACGGTTGTGCTTACAAAAGGGCTAATGGTGAGGCTTGTTCCCTGACAGCTGAAGTTGCCGTATTGATAGACAAAATTTTTCCCCGGCACAACTTGGACTGCCTGGTTTGTGACACTTCCGGAACTGTTTGCAACAGGCGCTGCAGTGCTTGAAACCTGCGCTTGTGCTGGGGCGGAAAGCAGCAAAAGCGTTGCAATGACTCGCTTCATTGGGTGAAGGTGCTGAGCGTCTCCGTGACTGATTCGATGTCAGTTGTTCGTTCGATCATCGTGTGGTTCGTCAGCCCTGGGCCACTCAGAGTCTCTACAAATTGGAACGATGCGCCCTGCTCAACAATTTTCCAGTCTGGTTTACTTGCTGGATCAAGGCCCTTCCATTGGCTTGATACGCCATTCAAGCTGTTAGTGGTGGTTGTCAATTTATCTGGTGCAACGGCGCCACCAACGGGAGCGATGTTTGTTCCACTGACGGTGTATTCGTAGCCAGTGCGGTACTCGTAAGAGTTGATGACCTCAGTAACTTTTTGCGTTGTCTTGGTGGTGGATTTGAGAGTGCCTTGCTGAAAGGAGGGCACCACTGGGATTGACTTTGCTTCTGGAGCGGCAAGGGCAATGGTGCAAAGCACGCCCCAAGTGATCCAAATGCCAGTCCACATCACTTGATGGTCAGTTCTTGGATGACTTGTCCGATCGCGGTCGTGCCAGCGCCACCAGCAGTGATTGAAAGAGCACCACCAGAATCAATAGTTCCATCGAGATCACCTGCGACACCACCTGAGGTTGTGGTGGTGGAACCAAGCATCGGAAGTGATGAAACCACGCCAGAAGTTACTGTCGTGGCGGACGGTGTGTCGTCTCCTTCAACAAACGATTCTGTATAGCTAAAAGCGTCGCCAGCAGTTGTAACGCTGTAAGCGGCAGGAGTGTAACCAACAGCGGAACCGGCAGTGAGGGTGCCAAGACCACCAGCAGTGTCCAAAGTAATGTTTGAACCAGAAACAGAGTATGTAGAGGGAATTTTGGCTGCGACTGATCCCGCTCCATCGACACTCAGTTGAATGCTTGATTGGATTTTATGGGTGATGTCAGCTTGGGCAGGCAATCCCAAGAGTGTCACACCCAATACAAAAGCAAGGCGTTTCATTTGGGTTTTGCGGTGGTGGGTTCTTGCTTAATTGTAGGCTCCTCTTTTTTCTTTCTATTGCTGCCGACAGCTAAACCAAACGACGCGGCCGTTCCGCTCAAAATTGACGCCGGATAAGTGGGGTCAAGCGATTGCTTGAACACCCCTAAGTAGTTCGCCGTCAGAATTGCCATTGCCCAGCCGAGCAAAACGATTTTGACAACATCGCCAAGCCGCGAGTTTCCATCGTCCTGTTCTTGGCCTTTTGTCTCCTTAGGTTCTGCCATGATTGAGGGAGCGTTGGGGCGGGGTGATGGTTGAAGTCTGGGCCGCCGTTTGTGGCGCGTCAATAACCGTCGCCGGTCTTGGCGTTTCGGGCATCAACCGCCAGACCCGCCATGGGCAGGATTCTTTGATTCGCCTGACCACCGCTGTCGATAACCTGTCCAGCCGGTTGGACATCCTGCATCAGGACATCAGAAGTAAAGACGTGGAAGTGTTCGGCAGGCTCAGTGAATTAGAGCGTGCGGTTGCGCGATTGGAAGGTCACAGTGATAGGCACTAACCTACTGATGTTGTTCAAGGCAAGGCAATGATCCTGATCATCAAGCCAATCCTGATGGCATTTCTCAAATCAGATTCGGTCAAAAGGCTGATTTTGGATCTTCTGCGTGCCTACGCAAAGACCACCGACAACACGATCGACGATCAAGTTTGCGATTACGTCAGCAAGAACCTTTTCCCTAGCACCCGTGTTGAGAAGTGAAGTTGTCCGCGCTGTCCGCAACAGGTTGGTTCGTTGCAGGAGGCGCGGTCATGCTTTTGGTTTGCGCCTCAAGTTTGATATTCATCGGCGCATACAACGCTGGTCAAGACACCTGCCGCCAGGCAACATCAGAACAATCCTGATCGTTTTGGCAGTGCCGCTCAGCCTTTTGCCCTTCTTTCAGTTTTTCCGTGGTACGCCCTACCAGCTGGCTGCGATTAAGGAGCTTGAGGAGTCAGTGCCAAAAGAGCTATTGGAGGAGGGTGCCGATTGGTTTGGCACGTGGAGAGAAAGTGGGCGAGACGTGGAAATTTACATGCCCTATTTCAAGCAACTCGACAACAAAACCGGAACCGGCCACCGCGAGTGCTTTAGCTCAGCGGCTGCCATGGTGGCGGCCACCCATCGGAAAATTAAGACCGATGATGAATACATTGCCGTTCGCTCTAAGTATGGCGACACGACTTCTGTTGAAGCGCATCTCAAGGCGTTAAGAGAGCTTGGCCTCCAGGCTGAGTTCCGCAAAGACGGTGATGCGGACATGGTTGAGCTTGAGGTTGAGAACGGGCGACCTGTCCTTGTGGGTTGGCTGCATCACGGCAACATGCTTCGCGGTGAGCCGCCGATGTGTAACGGGTTGGGATGTGGCCATTGGAGCGTGATCAGCGGATATGCGGGAAAGAACAGCAGCGACCCAGAGTGGATCATGCAAGACCCTCGCGGGTTGCCCGACATGGAAAGGGGCGGCTGGAGCAATCCGCATCTAGGCCGCAATGCACGGGTTCGACAGGCTGCTTTTTATCAACGCTGGCAAGTCAACGGACCCGGCACGGGCTGGGTGATTCTTGTCGATGGCTGACTTTTACTGGGTCTGGGCGTTCGTTAGCGCATTTTGGACGACTGTTGTTGTGCAGTGCGTCAAACCTGTGAACTGGGACCAGTGTTCACGGATCAATGACTGGCTGGTGCCTTGGGTGCGAGATGTGACTGAGATGCACCAAAAAGGGGCCTATCACACCGAAAAGAAAATCCTGGGCCAAGCTAAGTAGGATTGCTTTTTGCGTTTCAGGGATGTCAGTTCTGTGCGATTGGGAGATCAAGGCCAGGTGTCAAAAAAGCCAAATGGTCACTCCTTTTGATGCAGAGCTGTTGAACCCGGCGAGCTTGGATCTGCGGTTGGGTCTGCATCTGATGGTTGAAAACATCTGCGACCCTGAGCTGTTGCGGCTCGATATTTCAGATAGAACAGAAAATGACCCGTTCATGCTGCAGCCGGGTGAGTTTTGCTTGGCTGAGACACTTGAG